ACGATTAGACCCTTTTGGAATGTTTTTCGGATTAATAGCTGATTATCACGAAGTTGCTGATTCAGTAGATGATAAAGAAAAAGATGCTTTAGCTTTAGGTCAAATGTTAGCTTTACAAAATCAAATGGATATATCCCCAGACGAAATAAAAGATATTTATGGAACTGATGTCGAATATTTTGACATAAGCGTAAAAGCTGTAGCTTCTATTTCTAGAAACTTAACAAGCAAAACATATTTAAAAGGATTAACAGATTTCTTAGATATTTTATCAAGTGGTGATGAAGATGCAGTTGAAAAATTCGTTCAAGGTAAAATTGGAGCTTTCGTTCCTTTTTCATCTTTAGCAAGTAAAATTATTGAAGACCCTTATTATAGAGAAATGAGGGGGATGATGGATGGTGCAAAAGCTAAAATACCTTTTTACAATCAAACTTTAGAACCTAAATATGATGCTACTGGAAGAAAACAAGAAAGAACTGGAAGCTATCTTGATAATTTACTATTTCCTGTAACAAGTTCAGAACTTTCAGATGATGTTGTTTATAATGAATTAGCTCGTCTCGACCATGCTTTTAAACCTTTAGATACTAAAATAGGGGATAACAAAAATATAAATTTATTAGATTTTAAAAATAAAGATGGAAAAACAGCCCATTTAAAAATGAATGAGTTGCTTGAAACAAAAAAATTATTAAATGGTAAAACTTTAAATGAAGCTCTTATAGAAGAAATAAATAGCAACACTTATAAAAATAATTTAACTGACAATATTAATATTACAGACGATATGAATTTTACAGGGTCTAGGATTAATGCAATTCAGACTATTATTCGTAGATATAGAGAAATGGCAAAAAGAGAAGTGCTAAAAGATTTATCGTTTAAAAATGAAACTGACCATACATTAAATTCTATTTATCTAACAAACAAAAAAACTAAAGTATTAAATAAAAAACAAAACTCAACACCTATAACTGCAGAGTCTTATTTAAACTTAGATTTCTAATCAATCAACAATTTAAAAGAAAAGGAAAGATGGCTACATGGCTTTATCTTATGTAAACTATACAGGTAACGGAAGCACAAATCAATTTAGCGTAACATTTAATTACATTAATCAATCAGATGTTCATGTCTATATTGATGGAGTAGAAGATACTAGCTTTACTTTTGTTAATGCACAATTAATTCAAACAACAAGCGTACCTGCATTAAATAGTGTAGTCAAAATTCAGCGTACAACGTCTAATACAGCACGACTTGTAGATTTCCAAGATGGTTCAGTATTAAGTGAAAGTGATTTAGATACTTCAGCTAATCAAAACTTTTTTACAGTACAAGAAAACTTCGATAGAACTCAAGATACAATTCAATTAAATAATTCTGGAGTATGGGATGCTCAAAGTAAAAGAATAATTAATGTAGGAGACCCTACAAGCAATCAAGATGTTGCTACAAAAAACTATTTAGAAAACACTTGGCTTACAACTTCCGATAAAGCTGTTTTAACGTCTCTTAATTCTAACTTAGCTAATTTGTTAGCTGTTAATACAAATGCCAGTAATATTAATGCAGTTGCATCAAACAGTACCAATATTAATACAGTTGCAGGAAATATAACTGCAGTAAATACAGTAGCGACAGATATTACTAAAGTTGTAAAAGTTGCAGATGATTTACTAGAAGCTGTATCTGAAATTGAAACTGTAGCAGATGATTTAAACGAAGCAACTTCTGAAATAGATACAGTTGCTACAAATATTACTAATGTTAATACTCTTGGTGCTATAAGCTCTCAAGTTACAACACTAGCAGGAATAAGTGGTAACATAACAAGTCTAAGTGCAATAGCTTCAGATATAACTGGTGTAAATACTATAGCAAGTGATGTCTCAACTGTTTCTGGTATTTCAAGTGCTGTAAGTAATTTATCTTCAATCAGTTCCGATGTAACTTCAGTCAATTCAAACGCAAGTAATATTACTTCTCTAGCAAGTATTTCAAGTGCAATAAGTGGCGTAAATACAATTTCTAGTGCTGTAACTGGAGTAAATACTATTGCTAGCGATGTTACTGCAGTTAGCAATATTGCAAGTGCTGTTAGTAATGTAAACTCAAACAGTTCAAATATTAATGCAGTAAATTCTAATGCCTCAAACATAAATACAGTTGCAGGGCAAAATACTAATATTACAACTTTAGCAGGAATATCTTCTGATATTTCAAGTGTAGCTAGTATTAGTAGCGCTGTAAGTTCTGTTAATTCAAATTCAAGCAATATAAATACAGTTTCGTCTGCTTTAACAAATATTAATACAGTTGCGACAAATATAAGTGGTGTAAATAGTTTTGCAGAAAGATACAGAATAGGTAGTTCTGACCCTACAACTTCTTTAAACGAAGGAGATTTATTTTATAACTCTACTTCTAATGAAGTAAAATATTATGATGGTTCAAGTTGGGGTTCTATTACTTCTTTAACAGAAACAAACAATTTAACTAACTCTGTTACTTGGGCTAATATACCAGATGCCAATGTTCCTGCTTCTGCAGTAACTCAACACCAAGCATCATTAAGTATAACAGAAAGCCAAATAAGTGATTTAGGTTCATATTTAACTAATGCTTCTACTTTAAATGCAAGTAATTTATCTAGTGGAACAGTTCCTTTAGCTCGATTAGGTTCTTCTGGAACTCCTTCGTCATCTACTTATTTACGAGGAGATAATTCGTGGGCTTCTATACCGACAGTTGTTGGTGGTGCAACTGGTTTTGATTTAGATGATAATGTTAAAGGAAGATTTGGAACAGGTAATGATTTACAAATTTACCATGATGGAAGTAATACACACATAAAAAATTCTGGTTCAGATTTTTATGTAGCTAGTGAAGGTTCAGGAAATGATTTATATTTAAGAGCAGATGATGATGTGTTCATACAATCTCAAGGTGGTGAACATGGCGTTAAAGTAGTAGGTAATGGAGCAGTAGAACTTTATTACGACAACAATAAAAAGTTCGAAACCTATACTCATGGAACAAAAAATACGGGCAATCTTTGGCTAACTGAAGATAATGGAAAAGGATTATTTGGAGCAAATACAGACCTTCAAATTTGGCATGATGGAACTGATAATATTATTAACAATCATAGTGCTGACTTACACATAAAACATGGTTCAGATATACAAGCAAAATTTATTCAAGACGGAGCAGTAGAACTTTATAATAATAATACTAAAAGATTAGAAACAACTGCTTCTGGTATTGATATATCTGGTAGTGTTCAAATAGATGATGGTGGTAGCCTTCGTTTTGGTGGCACTAATTATAAAATTGAAGGTAGTAGTTCAGCTAATCATAGAATAGCATTTCATACAGACGGAAGTGAGAAAGCTAGGTTTGACTCATCTGGCAATCTATTAGTAGGTAAAACTTCTTCTAATATTGCAACAGATGGAGTTGAATTAGGAATAAGAGTTGAGTCAACAACAGATGGCAGTTATCCATTAAGACTTAATAGAAGAAATAGTGATGGAGAGGTTATTAATTTAAGAAAAGACAACACAACAGTTGGAAGAATATCAACTACATCAACAGGCATAGCATTAGGAACACCTAAAAATAATGGTTCTGGTTTACATTTAATTAGTGATGCTATTTTGCCTTCTACATCTACGGGTGGTACTGCTGATGGTAGTAAAGACTTAGGTTCTTCTAGTTCAAGATTTAAAGACATTTACCTTTCAGGAACAGCTAATGTAAATGCAATAGATATTAAAGATGGTTCATCAATTCATGGAACGATAACAACAAGCAGTTCTTCACTTACATTCAATGCTAGAAATACTGGCAATATGTTATTTCAATCTGGTGGTAGTGAAAAAATGAGGATAGATGGTTCTGGTAATGTTTTTGTTAATACTACTGATACTAGCTTATACAATAATTCTGGTGGTGCGTCTGATGGTGGATTTTCAATAAATAGTTCTAGGGGTGCTTACGTTCAAATTGCTAGAGAAGATGGAACGCCTTTATTCCTAAATCTTTTGGGAAGTACAGATGGTGGTTTAATAGATTTTCGTTTTGATGGAACATCTATTGGTTCTATTAATAGTGCAAGTAATAACCTTGTAATAAAATCAACTGACAATGATAAAGATATACTTTTTCAAGGTATAGATGGTGGTGCTACTATTACAGCACTAACACTTGATATGTCTGACTCTGGTAAAGCAACATTTAATAATAATGTTGTAGTCAATGACAGAGTTCAAGGAGCAAGTAATTTAATTTTAAACACAGTCGACTCGAATGAAAAAATTCACTTAGACGCAAGTGGATATATGAAGTTTGAAACTAATGGTACTGAACGTATGCGTATAGATTCGTCTGGCAAAGTAGGAATCGGGACTTCAACAA